AAGGACACCATGGAGGTCAACGGTGAAGAAATATATCTCGACACCAAGTTTGATGAGTTCAAACACAGAACCATGGAAGGCGAGGTGGTTGCTCTACCAGCCAAGTTTGATACCAATGTTAAAGTAGGAGACACCATGTATTTCCATCACCACGTTGTGCTTGGTGGTAATCACATGATGATGAACGAGGAAACAGTTCAGTTAGAAGAAACCAAGAAGCGTGGTCAATTCATAGACCCAGACGACGACGTATACGTTGTACACTATGGAGGTAACCTAGACCCTATATCCTGTCAAGCCTACGCGTATAAATGCCAGGACACAGGAGAGATAGAGTTGATTAGTGACTGGATATTTATAACTCCAGAGCCAGAGGAAGAGCAAGAGGAAACAATAAAGAGCGATATCATTGAACTCATACCAAAGGCGAATCCCCCTAAAGAAAAGAAAGGATACATAAGATGGTCTTCACCTAAGTTAAAGGAACTCGAATTGAGTCCCGGAGACAAAGTTCTGATCAGAAAGAACTCATCCTATGAGATGGAGGTAAACGGAGAGAAGTTATGGAGAACGTATTTACAATCAATTCATGGCAAGATCGAAGAAGTATAACAACATAGATACCGCTGTACGTCTAATGCAGGCTATGCAGATTGCTATAGAGAACATGATACAGGAAATACAAAAGCCTGTAGACCAAGAACTTAGCGGTTCTCAACGTAAAGCAGAACTGCAATCTATAAAGCAGACAGCGGTAGACGCAAAAGAACTTATTGTTGAAAGAGAAAAACTCGAACAACTTATCAAAGGACTCCAGCAAGATGGAGAAATCAAAGAAGAACGAGACTATAGCGGAGGATTCGCAGAACAATACTCAAAGTAATCAAGTCTTCATATACTGGGATTATTAAATGGCTGGACTTGTAGAAATAGAAGATGAAATTGTAGTCAACATATGTGCTGACAAAACACAAGGAAAAGTCAGTATATACTTTGACTTACCCATACAGTTCCCTAAGCAACCACCTAAGAAGGATATTCTATTTTACGATAAGCCAAAGGCTGAACAATACTGGCAAAGGATACCGTTACCCGATGACTTAAAGAAAGTAAAGTCAATGGAAGAATGGATGTCTATGCCAGAGCAATTCCGTAAGAAGTATACCAATTACATTACTGAAGAATATAAAAGAAGACGCAATGGAGTATGGTTCTATAACAACGGGGTACCTACCTATATCACTGGAAACCATTACTTTTTCCTGCAGTGGTGTAAGATTGATATCGGATACCCATCCTATCTCGATTTCCAGAGACAACTATTCATACACCTTGACGCTTGTGTAGCAGACCCACGCTGTGTAGGACAGGTATATGTTAAGTGTCGTAGATCAGGATACACCAATATGTCTGCGGCAATACTTGTAAACGAAGGAACACAGGTTAAAGAGAAACTACTGGGTATCATGTCTAAGACAGGTACCGATGCACAGGAGAATATATTCATGAAGAAGGTAGTGCCTATATATAAGTCGCTGCCTTTTTTCTTTAAACCTATTCAAGATGGTACGACCAACCCCAGGATGGAACTCGCCTTCCGCGAGCCATCAAAAAGAATCACTAAAAAGAACAAAACCTCATCAAGAGGTGAGGCTCTTAATACAATTATTAACTGGAAGAACACAACCAACAATGCCTACGATGGAGAGAAACTACACATCTTGTATTTGGATGAGGCAGGTAAGTGGGAAAAGGGTAATGATATACGAGAGGCATGGCGAGTACAACGTACTTGTTTGCTTGTAGGTAGAAAGATTGTAGGTAAAGCAATAGTTGGAAGCACTGTAAATCCATTAGACAGAGGAGGAAGGCAGTACAGAGAACTGTACAATGCTAGCAATGTAAATGATAGGAACGAAAACGGCAGGACAAAGAGCGGATTGTATGGGTGCTTTATACCAGCATACGATGCCCTGGAAGGTTTCTTCGACAAGTACGGAATGCCTGTCATTGATGATCCCGAAAATAGTATTATAGGCTTAGAGGGTGAGTACATAAACTTAGGAGCAAAGACTTATTTGAAGAACGAAAGGAAGGGTTTGTCTGGAGACTCTTATGAACTAAACGAAGTTATACGTCAGTTCCCCTTTACTGAAGCCGAAGCCTTTAGGGATAGTTCTAAAGCATCACTATTCAACGTACAAAAAATATACGAACAGGTAGAATACAATGATGATTTGTTTCCCAACCCTGTGGTTACAGGAAACTTTGTTTGGTCTTTAGGGCAAAAGGATACAGAGGTAGTGTTTAGTCCTGATCCAAATGGAAGATGGAGGGTATCATGGATGCCCCCTGTAGAATTAAGAAACAAAAAGACACCAGAGAATGCGTGGCTAGGATGCGCTGGAGTCGATAGTTATGACATCGATGCAACAGTGGATGGTCGTGGCTCAAAGGGCGCTTGTCATTTCTTTAATAAATTCAACCTAGAGCATCCCTCCAATATGTTTGTAGCCGAGTACGCTTCACGTCCACCGCTTGCAAAGATTTTTTACGAGGACATATTAATGGCCGCAAAGTTTTACAGTTACCCCGTGTTAATTGAGAACAACAAGTATGGTATCGCAAGACACTTTGAATCAAGGGGTTACGATCATTTTCTATTAGATAGGCCTACCCATCTCACATCCAGTTATGGTAGTAAGACAAAGACAAAAGGAATACCGTCGAATTCACAGGATGTAATACAGGCTCATGCACAGGCTATCGAATCATACATACACGCACATGTCGGTCTCAATGAGGAAACACTTGAGTTTGGTAAAATGTATTTCGAAAGAACCCTTGAAGACTGGGTTAATTTTAAGATAGATGACCGTACAAAATATGACCTTTCAATATCAAGTGGGTTAGCCTTACTTGCTGCACAAGGGCATAGAGTGGAGAAGCCTAAATCTGACTTTAATGGCAAGCAGTTCTTCCGTAAAGGTCAGATAATTATACGAAGATAATAAGAAGTATATTTGCAACAGTAGCAATCTTAAGTATGGATAACGAATACAATAATGGACAATCTTCATTTCCAGATCCCCTATGCGGTGTCGAGGAAAAGATGTCTAAGGGATATGGCCTAAGTTACGCGAAGGCTATGTTTGCTCAGTGGATTGGTAGCGACTATCAGAATTCATTGTACGGACGACGCAACAGCGAGATGGAACGCTGTAGAGATTATGCGCAAGGAACACAAGATACATCTATCTATCGTCAGATATTAAACTCTCTCGACAACAACAATGGTGACGGAACCTTGATGACGCTAGACTATACTCCAGTTCCTATCGTACCTAAGTTTGTTAAGATTGTTGTAAACAAAATTCTTTCAAAAGAACCATACCCTCAGATTGAAGCAATCGACCCTCTGTCAAGAACAGAGAAGGATAAAAAGAAAAATGCAACAGTATTGCGTATAGAGAATCGCGATATGATTGAAGAAGCGAAGTCGCTTGGACTGCGCGTTAAACAAGACCCTGGACAACTACCAGACACCCCAGAGGAAACCGAAATATTCCTAGACACCAACATTAAGACAGACGCAGAAATCTCTGCTCAGATTGCTACTGAGATGACATTGAAGTGGAATGACTTTAATCAATCTATCTACCGCCGTTGTGTTGAGGATTTAACTACACTAGGAATGGGTGTTGCAAAAAGAAGCAATGACCCTAATTACGGAATCAAGGAAGAGTATGTTGATCCAAAGAAATTTATACACAACTATACGGATGACCCAACCTTCTCTGACCTAACATATGCTGGTCATTTCAAGTACATAACAATCATGGACTTGAAGCGCATTGCGGGTGATCAGTTTACAGAACAGGAGTACGAAGAGATTGCTAAGACTGTTATGAATAAGTATGGAAACAATCCTACTCAGTTTTCTACAACAGGATCCGGTTACGATAGACCTGGTACGCGTTACCGTCAAGGATATGATGAGTACAAGGTAGAGGTAATGGACTTTGAGTTTATGTCTGTTGATGATATCATATACGAGAAGAAAGAGTCGGCATACGGAAACATAGGTTTCTATTTTAAAGGAAACGAGTATAACGCACCTCAGCAATCTGTATACAACAGAGAAGCAATATACATGAAGAACGCTACGGTATATGGTGGTACTTACATTGTGGGTACAGAGAAGTTGTATAACTACGGGCCAAAGAAAAATATACCTAAGAACGTACATGATATTTCACGTGCTCGTTTATCATATAGTATTGTAGCAACCAACATCCGTGGGATGATACCTAAGTCAATGGTATCCTCTGTTATAGGGTTTGCTGACATGCTCCAGATCACACACTTGAAACTTCAGCAATCCATTGCTAAAGCAAAACCAGATGGACTCATCATTGATATTGAAGGGTTAGAGAACGTACAACTAGGACGCGGTGGTGAACTACAGCCATTAGAGATTCAAGACATCTACGAACAAACTGGTGTGTTCTATTACCGTAGCAAGAATCCAGAGGGAGGTTTTCAAAACCCACCCGTCAGAGAGATAGGTAATAATATTAGAAACATACAAGAACTTGTTTCTCTTTACAATCACTACCTACGAATGATAAGAGATGCCACTGGTATCAATGAGGTTATGGATGGAACCACTCCGAAAGGAGAAGCCTTAGTAGGTGTAAACCAAATGGCAGTGCAGGCTGGAAACAACGCTATATACGACATCACTAATGCTGCGATGGTTTTGTATCAGAAGGTCTGTGATGATATTGTTCGCTGTCTACAGGTAATACCACCAGATAGTATATTGTATAAAGTATATACAAATGCCGTGGGAGAAACCAATATGGCTGTGCTTAGTTCTTTTGATAACCTATCTATGTACAACTTCGGTGTGGTGGTTGTTACTGAGATGAACGAAATGGACAAGCAATACCTAGAACAAAACATACAGATTGCTCTTGGACAAAAAGAAATTGACCTTGAAGATGCGATTGCCATTCGTCAGATTAAAGACGTGGAACAAGCAGAGAGACTCTTGGTGGTTCGCAGAAAGAAAAGAATCAAACAACAACAAGAGATGATGGCGCAGCAGGCTCAGATTCAGTCTCAATCAAATCAGCAAGCCTCACAGGTAGCCGCTCAAATGGAGATGCAGAAAAAGCAACTCGAAGCCCAGATCGAAGCACAGCGGATTCAATTAGAGACGGAAGCCAAAGCGCAACTCATACAACTAGAGTATCAGTTCAAAATTCAAATAGAACAACTTAAAGGAGAGTATGGCGTAGTTGAGCAACAAGTGGAAAGCGGAGTTCGTATGCAGGCTGATGCTGAATCGGAAAATCGTAAAGATCAGAGAATAGATAAACAAGCGTTGGCTCAAAGTAAACTGATTGCTCAACGCCAAGGCGAACGCCCACCTCTTAGTGAGGATATAGTAACCAACCTAACAATATCATAAGATGTCTTGCTCCTGCTCAACAAGCCAATGTTCCTGTGGAGACCCCACAAACGTAAATATGAATAACGCTGCACAGGTAAACATATGTGCCCGTCGCGGTGATACTTTTCAATTAGACGCCCAAGTAAAGGACTCTGATGGAACGGCATTAGACCTAACACTGTACACGTATAAAATGGAAGTCAGAGAGTATGATGACGGCCCATTAATTATACCCAGTACAGACATAACAATTAGCGGCACCAATGTTGGTGCTTTAACTATTTCTATTTCCGCTACAGATATGCAGGTAGAGCCCGGTACTTATGTGTACGGCCTGCAGGCTACACTGATTTCAGACTCTAGTGTAGACACATGGTTCTATGGAACCTTTGATGTAGTGCAAGATATAGTGCAATAACAAAACAAAACCAATGGCCAAAATAGACGTCACTGTAGAAAACGGATCTGGACTTGTCTTTGACTTGACGATACCTCCTTGTACAACTATCCTTGTTACAAAGGGAGACGTCAAGCAACTTCCTGGTTCGAAGGGCGCTAAGGGTGCTCAAGGTGACAAAGGCGCCAAAGGTGCTCAAGGTGAAAAAGGAACTGAGGGAGCCAAGGGTGCTGAAGGCACTAAGGGCGCTGAAGGTACTAAGGGACAAAAGGGCGCTCAAGGTGATAAAGGTGATCAGGGGTCTAAAGGTGAGGAAGGCTCTAAAGGAGAAGAAGGAAGCAAAGGCCAAAAGGGTATTGATGGAGCCAAGGGTGCTACCGGAGAAAAGGGAGACCAAGGCGACGAGGGCGATAAGGGTGCCCAAGGAGATAAGGGTGAAAAAGGAACTGAGGGAGCCAAGGGAGAGAAAGGTACTCAAGGTGACAAGGGTACACAAGGCGACAAAGGTGCCCAAGGTGATAAAGGTACTCAAGGAGATAAAGGCCAGAAAGGTGAAGATGGAACCAAAGGAGAACAAGGCGAGAAAGGCGAGAAAGGCGAGGGCGGTGACAAAGGAGAACAGGGAGATAAGGGTGACAAGGGAGAGCAAGGAGACAAGGGAGATAAAGGCGCTCAAGGAGATAAAGGTGAACAAGGAGACAAAGGTGAGCAAGGAGAAAAAGGTATTGATGGAACCAAAGGCGCCCAAGGCGAAAAGGGTACTCAAGGAGATAAAGGTGAGCAAGGAGAAAAAGGTATAGACGGAACCAAAGGAGCACAGGGCGATAAAGGTGCCCAGGGTGCTTCTGGTGAAGGTGGCGATAAAGGTGACCAAGGCGACAAGGGCGCACAGGGTGATAAAGGAACAGCGGGTGATAAAGGTGCACAAGGAGACAAAGGTGCACAGGGTGACAAGGGTGCGCAAGGAGCCTCTGGTGAAGGTGGCGACAAGGGCGCACAGGGCGACAAGGGTCAGAAAGGCGAACAAGGAGACAAAGGCGCACAAGGTGACAAGGGCGCACAAGGTGCTTCTGGTGAAGGCGGCTCGAAAGGTGACCAAGGAGACAAGGGAGAAAAAGGTACTGCTGGAGACAAGGGTCAGAAGGGCCAACAAGGAGAAGAAGGTATTGGTGTAAAAGGTGCACAAGGAGACAAGGGAGAAAAAGGTACTGCTGGAGACAAGGGTGCACAAGGCGACAAGGGCGCAACAGGAGCGTCTGGTGAAGGTGGTTCTAAAGGTGACCAAGGAGACAAAGGACAAAAAGGTACCACTGGTGATAAAGGCCAAAAAGGACAGACTGGAGACAAAGGCGCAACAGGCGCATCTGGTGAAGGTGGTTCTAAAGGTGACCAAGGAGATAAGGGTCAGAAAGGGCAGACTGGAGACAAGGGTGCTCAAGGAGATAAAGGTGCACAAGGTGACAAAGGCGCAATAGGAGCATCGGGTCAAGACGGTTCTAAAGGTGACCAAGGAGATAAGGGTCAGAAAGGTACCACTGGTGACAAGGGTCAAAAAGGACAGACTGGAGACAAAGGCGCAACAGGAGCATCGGGTCAAGACGGTTCGAAAGGTGCACAGGGTGATAAAGGTGCACAGGGAGATAAAGGTGAGCAAGGAGATAAAGGTGCACAAGGTGACAAAGGTGCAACAGGAGCATCGGGTCAAGACGGTTCGAAAGGTGCCCAAGGAGATAAGGGACAAAAAGGAGACCAGGGCGACAAAGGACAAAAAGGAACTACCGGCGACAAAGGTGCACAGGGTGCTTCCGGTGATGATGGTTCGAAAGGTGCCCAAGGAGATAAGGGTCAGAAAGGTGAGCAAGGAGATAAGGGTCAGAAAGGTGCACAAGGAGATAAAGGTGCACAAGGAGCATCTGGTGATGATGGTTCGAAAGGTGCACAGGGTGATAAAGGTGCACAGGGAGATAAAGGTGAGCAAGGAGATAAAGGTGAACAAGGAGATAAAGGTGCAACAGGAGCATCGGGTCAAGACGGGTCTAAAGGTGCGCAAGGAGATAAGGGACAAAAAGGAGATAAAGGTGCACAGGGAGATAAAGGTGCTCAAGGAGACAAGGGTCAGAAAGGTCTCACCGGAGACAAAGGTGCACAAGGCGCATCGGGTCAAGACGGTTCGAAAGGTGACCAAGGAGACAAGGGTCAGAAAGGCACCACTGGTGACAAGGGCCAGAAAGGAACGGCTGGAGATAAGGGAGCCCAAGGCGCTTCTGGTCAAGACGGGTCTAAAGGTGATCAGGGAGAGAAAGGAATTACCGGCGACAAAGGACAAAAAGGTACTGCCGGTGACAAAGGCCAGAAAGGTATAGATGGAACCAAAGGTGCACAAGGCGCCTCTGGTCAAGACGGCTCTAAGGGAGACCAAGGAGATAAAGGACAAAAAGGTACCACTGGTGATAAAGGCCAAAAAGGTCTCACCGGAGACAAGGGTGCACAAGGTGCTTCTGGTCAAGATGGTTCTAAGGGAGACCAAGGAGATAAAGGGGCTCAAGGAGATAAGGGTGTTACTGGTGACAAAGGTGCGCAAGGCGAGAAAGGCCAGAAGGGTCAACAAGGAATCAAGGGTGCTCAAGGAGATAAAGGACAAAAAGGAACAGCGGGAGATAAAGGTGCACAAGGAGCGTCCGGTCAAGATGGTGCTAAAGGTGCGCAAGGTGATAAGGGCCAGAAGGGTGTTGATGGAACTAAGGGTGCTCAAGGAGACAAGGGTCAGAAAGGTATAGACGGAACCAA